TCAGCGTCGCCGGGTTGGTCGCAGGGCTGGTCGGCTCACGCTGGCGAGGATGTGCAGAACGCCCCGTTGTGCGAGATGTTGAATGCGTTGTTCAAGACGACTTCGTCGGCTGGTGATTTCAGCACGTTCCTGAAGTGGTACGACAAGTTCTTGAACTACTGGAAGGCGCAGGCTGTGTCGACGCCTGGTTTCGTTCTTCGTAACGGTTTGGGCGGTAGTTGGTTGTCGTATGCGTTCGGTTTGATGGAGTTGGGTTCGACGAACAAGTTTGCTGGAACGTATTTCCGGGCGCTACGGGGCGGTAAGGGTGATGCGGTGGCCGGCATTGACGACATGATCGGCAAGTTGCTGGGGTCCACGAAGAAGACGGTGGGTGTCGGTTTCGGTTCTCGTGTCGATGTCAACGAGTTGCGTACCATTAGGCGTGTCCTGGAGAGCGGCATTGTTGGTGGCGGTCAGGTTATTACGGAGGTTGATAGGTCTGTTGCTATGAGGCTTGTCAAGGAGTCTCGTAACCCGTTTACAGGAAACCCGATTGATGTGGTGTTCAATCCTGCGTCGACTGAGTTTGCTCCGTTCCGGTTTATCCGGTCTGCGAATGAGCAGATGGAAACGGTGTTGCGTGGCGCTTTGGCGTTCGATGTGTTGCAGAAGGGTGGTTCGGTTGGTGAGGCTGCCTCCCAGGTTTACAAGTTCCATTTCAACTATGCGGATTTGACGGCTACGGAACGGAAGGCGCGGCGCATTATTCCGTTCTGGACGTGGCAGAAGAATGTGGTGCCGATTCTGGTGGAGAGCCTGGGGAAGCATCCGTATGCGTGGGGCCGGTTGCAGCAGGTGAAGGGCAATCTGGAACTTCAGTCGAAGGAGGAGGGTATCGTCCCGGATTATTTCCTGGAGAATATGGCTATCCGGTTGCCGTGGAAGATCAACGAGTACCAGTCGTATTGGATTCCTGATCTACCGTTCCGGGATTTGAACCGTTTGATGAAGGAACCGACTTCGATCACGCGGGTGTTTGCTGAGTCGGCTGCACCTCCGGTGAAGGTGCCGTTGGAGATTTGGGCGGGGAAGCAGTTCTTTGCTGATTTGCCGTTCAGCGGCAGGTTTCAGCAGGTGCCGCATGTGTACGACAAGTTTCCGTTTCTGATGCAGGCTTTGGCTTTGGCGGGGAAGGCGAAGAAGAACAAGAAGGGGGAGTACAAGATGCGGGACCAGGACTTGTACATGTTGGATAGTTGGATGCCGTTCTTGTCGAGGTTCCGTAGGATGTTGCCGAATGAGAAGCGGTATTCGAGGCGGGTTGTGTCGACTGTGGTGTCGACGGTGTTTGGTACGCAGGTGCGGATCAATGATCCGCATGAGACTCGTAATCAGATGATTAGGAATGATCGGGATTTCGATAATAAGATCCGTGATCTGATCGATATCGAGATGAGGCTTCGATGAGGGTTGTTCGTAGGTCTGAGTGGGGGGCACGGGAGCCGGCGAAGCCGTTTCGTGCGTTGAACCGTGGCCGTGTGAAGGGTGTTGTGTTGCATCACAGTGGTGTGGAGGGTGGCCCGTCGGGGATTGCTGCGGTGAGGGCGTTTGAGGCGTACCATATGGATACCCGTAAGTGGGATGGGGTTGCCTACAACTGGTTGGTGGATTCGACTGGTGGGGTGTTTGAGGGTCGTGGTGGCGGTGTGCGTGGTGCTGCTACGAAGGGGTGGAATGCCCGTTCGGAATCGATCTGTTATACGGGGTGGGGGTATGATCCGGTGCCGACGGTGGCGTTGAAGGCTATCCGGTCGGTGATTGATGATGTGCAGTTCCGGTATGGGGGTTCGTTGTGGGTGCGGGGGCATCGGGACATGTCGTCGTCGACTTGTCCTGGTGACTGGCTGTATGACTGGCTGTCTGATGGTGGCCGGGTGGACCAGGGTCCACCTTCGGATATTGACTGGGCGGGGATTGTGGCCTATCTGACGGCCTTGAAGGGCCGTGTGGCGGCTACACCTCTGTCGAGGCGTCGCAGGAGCCGTGGAGAGGCTGTACGGGTCGCTCAGGCGCATCTGAGGCACCGTGGGTACGACCCCGGTCCAGCGGATGGTATCTATGGTAGGCGTACAGCCGCTGCCGTACAAAAGTTCGAGAAGGCTATGGGCTTCTTGAAGCCGAACGGTGTCCTTGACGGGGCTACCTGGACGGCACTGTTCTTCGTTTAGAGGGACACTCCACCCATCTAATAGGAGGTACCCAACATGCCGAAGGGCAAAGGTTACGGAACATTCGAGAAGACGTTCGGCTCGCAGAACAAGCAGCCGTACAACTCGACATCGAAGGACAACATGCACGCCATGAGCGTGCAAGCCAAGAAGGACGCGGCGTATCTTCGCAAGACGAAACTGGGGAACGCCGCTCACGGCGGTCGCCCCTTCGGGAAGTAGGACACTATGAGGGATGGTTCAACACCACGCCCAGTGAAGGCCGCCAAGGTGCTTGTCACCACAGTGAACAGAGGTGGCGGCATCGGTACTGTCGGCTCACCGTCGAAGGCCGGCGCCCGCAAAGCCCTGCGTGACTGATGCCAGGTAAGAAGCCTCGTCGCCCAAGGTACTGACATGCCCCTGAAAAAGGGTTCCAGTCAAGATGTCATCGGCCACAACATCGGTAAGTTGATTACCGAAGGGTACCCACGGGACCAGGCTGCCGCTATCGCCTACGACAAAGCGAAACCAAAATCGAGAGGGAAGAAATGACCGACATGCTAGAGAGAGCAGCGTGGACCTTTTGCCAGGGATTCCTGGGAGTGTTCCTAGTCAGCGACCTGTCAACCGGCCGCGGAGCCGTCATTGCCGGCGTTGCAGCAGCACTATCCGTCATCAAGACATACGCCAGGGATAAGATCGCATAGTGGATAACCTTGACGCTCAATGGGGTGACTTTATGGCATCCAGCGGCGTTCAACTAGAGCAAGACGTTCTGCGTTCCTTTCAGGAAAGCCGGCATCTGCTCGACATGACAGACGGCACTCACGCCTCCTGGTACGGCAACCAACTCGGTGTGCTTCTTGTCTTTCAACGGGATGAAGCGATGAGGATGGTCGGCGGTTGGCATGATGCCGACGGCGGCGACCTCATTGCTTTGTCTCGGATCTTGGGGTGGGTCACCGGGTTCGTCGACATGATCGAACAGTGCCTGATGCTTTACGACTCCGAAGAATAGGATCGTATTCGTTCATGTATGACAGGTTCTGTCGCGTCTACGCGCCAGAGTTGTTTTGGGAACATCGAGAATGCTGCCGACAAAACGTAAACTCAACCGCACCGTGGTGAGCATGTGGAAGATCCACTGTTCTTCCGCCGTGAGGTGATCCAGGGCGTCAGCGAGAATCTCCCGCAACTCGTCTTGCTCTGTGATGCTTTCCTCGGGTTCAACCCCAGGCGCAGACCGCATCAAAGCGTCGTAAAGGTTATCTGGGCGTCGCTGCGTCCACGGTCGAATCGATGCGTTCCCGGTGCCGGCTGGCCCTAAGAGAACATCCATCAAGTACGGGTCGGCTGTCCATGCTCCCCGCTCCGACCTACTCAATAGACGGTGCGTTCAGAAACTGCTCCCCTATGACCCGTGTGTTTTCCAGGTCGTAATGTGCCGGCTCACCCTTCTCCCACGCTTCGTCGTAGTCGATCCACCCCAGGATGTCGACGACACGAAACTCGGGTGGCACTGGTTGCACCACCCACAGCACCAGCCCCTGCTCCAACTGCCGGCGGCGTACAGCAGCATTGGTGCTGGTCCGTACCCGACGCACCTCAATGTTGTGGCCCACGTCAGGGAGATGCTTGTAGGTCTTGTGGTCTGACTTGTGCCACACATGCCCCGACCAGTACTGGTTGGTGATCTTGGCGACAGCGAGTTCCCCCACGCAGGCAGCAGCCTGCGCTGTGCGGTTGTCCTCCATCAGGTTCTTGTCGTAGTGGGCGGCGTCACGCTTACCCCAGTTCGCTACGAAACGACGCGCCCCAATGTTCAAGGCATGCTCGTACTCCCAGGGATCCAGTTCGATCTGTATCATTTCTTCTTCCCGATCAGACGATGAACCTGGCGGTCATCGTCGTAGGCCAAACCGTTCAGAGCATCCTCGACAAGTTTCAGATAGTTGGATACATCCCCTCGTAGCATCGATCTTTCCATCTCCAGGGGTGTCAACGTGATTGTGATCCGGTCCTTGGAGAACACGCACGCCATCGACACCGGCCCCTCAAACTTCGGTCCCTTGTACGCCTCAGCGATCACAGCCTCAGCGTCGACCGTTCCCTTCGGTGTGTAGGTGCGTCCCTTACCGAAGCGGGGACGCCCCTTGGCGCGAGGCTGCCCCCGGACAGTGAACCGGTATGTCTGCGGGTTGGGGGCCATCAAAGTCCTCCTAGAGTGTTGTGCCTGGCGTTCGTAACAAGTTCCTCCAGGCGTTGGTTCCGGTCGTTGCGGTCTACAAACTTTCCGACACGTTCATCAAGTTCTCCGGTGAGTCGCAGGACAGTGTGGTCACTGTAGTTTTGTCTAAACAGGGAACAGGCGAAAGTATACAGGGCGTTGGAGCGGTCCTCCCGGATGTCACCCTCCCATATGCGGCGGGCTATGTAAGCGAAGTTGTCGTCGTCACGGCTACGGGTCTGTTCAACCTTCGCTATGGGCTTCAGGTGTCGTTCCTGGTACAGGGCGTGAACGGATCGGATGGCGTGACTGGAGGCACGCGACTCCCACGCTGTTTCCACAAACTCGTCGAGGTCGTACGGCTCGTCGTCAGCGTTGATGACTACCTGCCGGCCAGGGGCCGCCATGTTCGGGTAGGGCAGCAGTAGACAGTTCCCGAATCCTTTCCCCTCCAGAATAGTCTGCTTGGGGTACACCTCCTTGGTTGGTACATCCACCAGGCGGCATGCACCCAGCATCGCTTCACGACCCATTTCCGCTGTCAATGGCTGCCGCAGGTACACCCACAGGTGGAACCCTTTCGACCTGGATCGTTCGATCCAGCCTTGAACACCGAACCGTTGCAGCAAGCGTTGCAGGTTGCAGGCGTGAACGAAGTCGGGTTCTCCCTCGTCGAGGTCGACCGCCAACCAGTTCACATACCATTCAGCGGTGCGTTGGTAGTCTTTCCTGAACAGGGGGTACACCCCGATAGGTGGTTCCCCCTCCAGGTGTTCCCGGACAGCGTCCACATACTGTTCACCTTCAGCGGAGTAAGCCACCCCCTGGGGGTCAACCAGAGGACGGATGCCGTCATAGTTGGTGGCTATGCGACCGCCCTGGTGTAGCCGGGCGAAGGTGTCGGCTACGTCAACCATCGGTCATCCACGGGGATGTCAGATTCGTAGTATTCCCGAACGAGGCCACAGTGCGGGTCCATGAAGTAGTCGATAGGTGGGTTCGTTATGTGGCACGGAGGCCGCTTGTTCTTACACAGGTCTAATGAAATAGACACAGAATGGATGCGGCGTTGGTGGTCGTCGAGTTTCGCCAAGTCTCGTTTGCGGAACACATTCAACTGGAGGATGGCGTACTCGTCTGCGTTGAACTTGCCGTCATCCATTCCCCTCGACGTTCCCCTCGTCGAACTCTTACCCGACTGGTGGACAAGGCCGACGGGAAGGTTCTCTGTTTCGGCCCACTCCTTGACACCCTTCAACACGGATGAGACACCCTCGTAGCCGGACGCTGCCGGCAACTGCTCCAGGAAGTCGATCATCACGAAGCGGGGTCGGATCTGCCAGAAGTCTTCACACTCGGAGAGAGCAACACTCATCTCACCAAAGGGCATAGCGGATGGGAATATCTTTACCCGATCCAGCGTTTCCTTAGCGTCCTCGATGTGCTGCCGGTGAATCATGTCGCCCGCCTGGAGGGCTTCTTCCACATCGGCAAGGTTCTGCATGTACAGTAAAGCGTACAGTTTGCTGATGACCAGAGTCTCTGGTTCGTCCGGTGTGAAGATCACAGCCCGAAAGTCCGGGTCGTTGTTCAGGTTTGTTGCTATGGCTGACAGTAGCACAGCGGACTTGCCACTATGGGCACGGCCCGTGACGACGAGAACGTCGGACGGCCACACGCCACGCATCTTGGTGTCGATGTCTCCCAACCCCAGGAAGAACCTGTCGTGGCTCCCCGCTGCGTACTCCATCCACTTGTCTACCGCCTTGTGGCTGGGCTGGAAGTAACGGTAGTTGTGTTCAGCGGGCTGAACATCAACACCCCCCAATCGGGCGTCAATGTCAGCGTCGCTGAACGCAACAGGTGCGTCGTCGCCCACCTACCGGTTGGTCTGGTAGGCGTACTGCTGGAGTTCGCCTCGACGGACGTCCCACGGGAAGTCGACAGCGTCGGCCTGCGTCTGACCGGATGCCTGGTCCCACACCTTCAACGGGACGTTGCTGTCACCGTCGTTGACCCACAGACCCACGTTGTTTGACACGTCGCCGTGTTCCTTCACCTCGAACACCTTGATGGTGCCCCCGTTACCGTCCGACCACTCGTTGGGCTGGAAGGCCAGCAGGTTCCAGGCGGCCTGCTTCTCGTCTGACTGCTTGCCGACACAGAAGTCGACCCGTGGGTATATCTTCTGCCCCAACTGCGGGCCACGGGCCGCTGGTGCGGCCACCACTGACTGCTGGGTGGGGCCAGGAGGTGGTGCGGCAGCCACCACTGGTGCCGCAGCGGGTGCCGCCACAGGGGTTGCACCGGGGAACACGGCAGCGATGTCACCCATCACGACTCGCTCCATCAGGTCGTTGTGAACTGTCTCCACTGTCGCCAGGTACACGTTGACATCCGGGTTACCGCAGCACATGGAACCTGCGACCTTCGCCGCAACCTGAGCCACAATGGAATGCTTTTCTCTCGTATCCATATTCTTTCTCTCTCTCCCCTTTACCAGGGCGTAGAACCAAGGTGTTTCCCTCGGCATTCACCAGCCTGCCAGACAGGACACCATTGCGGAGAGCAATGCCATCCCGACCATCGCATAGGCCAGACCTTTAGATCAGATTGTATAAGAGCGGCTATCGACCAGCATAGATCCCGGAGCGCCTCAGTGTGAGGCTCTTGACGCTCGATGCAAATGGTCTGCATCTTCCCCTTCACCAACGCCACCAGATCGAAGTCTGGTACCCCGAAAGCGAAACAGTAGACGCTGGCCTGGAGGTTCCAGCGGCGCTGCTCCCACGGCAGGTACTCACGGCTCGGGTTCTTCCAGTCCAGGATCAAACCATCCTGGACCCAGTCGGCCGTGCCGGTAAGCACTAAGCGTACGCCATCCCGTTCATCCAGGGTGGTGCGGAAAGACTGCTCGACCCCGGTTGGAACCATCAGGTTCGGGAAACATTCTTCATGCCAGACAAAGAGATTCTTTCTGGCGACATCAACAACATTCTCAAACTCCTGATGCCACACCTTCACATCTCGGGCAAGAGCAGGTGTTATTGAATCCATGTATTCGGATGTTTCATCGAAGGAAAGCCTGTTACCCGTGTGCATTAGTTCGTTGCCGCAATACTCGATAGCGGCGTGAACCATGTTGCCTCGCAACATGTGGCTGTTCTCCTCCGAACGAACAAGACCCAGACGATCCTGGCGGGCCTGCTCCGGGCAGTTCGAGAACGTGTTCAGGAAACTCTGGCGAATCGGGATCTCGATCATGGAACCAGTATGGCACACGGGTGTGACAGCGGGGGCGACCCGGCCGGCGCCGCCTCGGAGAGGAAAGACGACACCGACCGAACCGCTGCCAGGCGGTGGCCCCCGTTACCCCCCACCCCCCCTAAAGGGGGGTGGGGGTACGGTACCAGGTCAAGCATACAGCGGCAGGTCACCGCCGGCGGGGATGACATCCGTCAACGCCACGTTGTGCATCCGCTCGTCGATGGCACGGTTCAACAGTTCGTGAGAACGCACCCGACCCACCCCGGCCAGGCGCCCAACCTCGGCGCCGTTACCCAGTTCGAGTTGTGCATCGAGCATGGCCTGCCGGCGCACAAAAGCGACCGCCATCTTCAACCCTTCCAGGTTGTGCGCTATCTCTCCGGAAAGGCGTAAAACCTGCTCGTGGTCGTCCCCGTATTCGTCTAAATGTTTCCGCATTGCGGCCCCGAATATGTTCGGTTCCGGTAGCAGATTCGTACCGAATGCGTAGATAGGTTCGGCGCCGTTACCCACGCCGTTCCCCCCATCCGCTCGACGTTGGGACCAGATGTGCTTCCTTCCGGATCGCATGGTCCAGGGCCGTGATGAGAGCCCTGATGCGGTCGATGCCGGCAGGGTCAAACAGGTATGGCTTCGCCACGATGTCGGAGAACGGGGCATGGACACCCAGCAGGGTTCGCTGGGCGTCACGGAGGCGTACCTCCATTGTCGAGGGGGTAGTTAGGAACTCCCCGTCAGGGTCTATTGGTGTTGCCACTGTTACCTCCCGGTAGTCGATGGCTTTGTCGGAACAGTTGTTGTCTCTACCTGTACGTCAGGGTGTCCCACTTCCAGGACGTTACCCTCTGTTTCTATCCAGATACGGGCGCCGCAACGGTCAGGCGTATCGGACTGGACGATCACGCACGGCCCCTCGATCACCAGCCAACGGTGATGGGTGGACCCCTTGTAGGTGCGGTGGATGATCGCCGGTTCCCCCTTCTTTATCTTCTGCTGGTGAACGTGGATGATGTGCTTCATCTCCAGGACGCCCCGATGTGGGCAGCAATCGCGGCCAGAATACGTTTTATCGTCCGCACTTCTTCGAGCAGTTCGTCGACTTTCCGCCCCTCCCTGTACGCCCTGTAGTAGTCGTCCCTGTTGTAAGAGGGGTCCGTCATTCGCCTGTTACCGCCGTAATGCAGATACGAACCAAGAAGTCGTCACCGTTGGGCGCACGATCAACGTGCGAAACGGTGACGATGTCGCCCGCAACGTCGAGGCCCAGGGAACTCCGCAGGTCATCCTCGGTCAGCAGCACCTCGTACTGCCGTATGGTTGGCTTCGCTACTATTTTCATCCGAAGATCGACCTAACGTTGCCGTGGTAAACGGCGAGCGGGTCCCCCTTGGCCTCCAACTCGGCAGTCTTCCGGGCTATCTCCTTCTTGAGCCACTCACCAGGAACCACTTCCTCTTTCTTCTGGTCACTACTCATCTTCTTCCTCTTTCTCTTTGTCGATCTTCTCTTACGCCCACGCTGCCCGCAACCGGGCAGCGTCCCTGTCACGCTCGACCAGGAGAGCCTCCCGTGTCATCGTCCTGTCCTCACCCGTCGGTCGGATCATCATCAGTCCATCACCCGGTCGGTGTCCTTGACGCAGCCCTCGCACACGATGGTCTGACCGAACCGGATCTCGACACCGTGTTCGGCGTCGGCAACCGGGTGGTCGTACTGCATTTCGACGGCGACATCTTCGTCGACCTCGATGCGAGCACCGCACCGCTCGCACTCACGACGCAGACACAGCATGCAGGTATCGCCCAGTGCCATGTCTGGTTCCTCGCCGGCCAGCACAGAATCGCATGGGTCACAGCAACAGGTACTCATTCGTCTTCCCCCATCTTCTCCCAGCACGTCGGGCACAGGTACCAATGGAACGAGCCGTTCCGCTTACGGTACGCCTGCAACAGCAACTCCCGGTCGGCCTTCGTCATCGCCGGGAACATCGTCTGGACGTACATGGAGTTGGCCCCCCGCCCGTTCATGTACGCCTCCACTGTTTGCTCTGGCGCCTCGACGGTGTCGACGCTGTCGCACTGGCGGCACGCCATCTGGATCACGGTGTCACTCATCCGGCTGCCCCTCTCGACGCTCGGTGTACGACCGGAACCCCTCAGCCATCTGCATGCAGTAGTGCCCGTGGAAGCAGTCCCAGAATGTGCCGTCGTCCGACGACATCTGCCATGTGACGAACGGGTGGATGCCACCGTCTGTCTTGGCGAGCACCAGCCCTTGGCATGGCCGCTCACCTCGACCACCCTTCCATGTGTGATGCAGGATCGGCTTCGCTCCGTTACGCAACGTGATATCAGCCACGACCGTTACCCCCGCACCGCTGAATGTCTTCGTCTGCCAACCGGGCAATGTCGTTGTCGATCTCGTCGACCTTGTCCAACAGCGTGCCAAGGTGGGCCTGGGCCTCGCCGATCTCGCGAAGGAGGGCAGTCCGGTGCTCCTGACAACAACAGGCCAGACGGTGCTCGCGGGAGTGGATGAGGCCGTCGGTGGCCTCGCCGGCCAGGTACCGCACGGCGTTCCGGACCTTGTGGGCATCCCTCAGTCGGGCACCCACCGATTCGCTCTGGTCTGTCATCTCGCTCCTCATCCCCACCAGACGATCCGGTGTAGAGCCCGACCGTACATCGTGAGGTATCCACCGTGCAGCGACATTGACTCGTATACACTGACCGAGTCGACCACACGGCCGGCACAACCAAGGAGAGAGCACATGCACGAGATCACCGGACGCGACAACGTCCTACTCATGGAAGGCCACCCACTGTCCGGCATGGGCAACTGGCACGGCCTCGCCGAAACGCAGCAATGGGACAGCGCCATCCGGGAAGGGCTCGCCGTCGAAGACGTCAAGCGGGTACTCGGTGTCGGAGGCTGGTCAGTGCAGACCGTGCCGCTCGCCGACGCACGAACCAACCCGCCGACCCTCATCGACGGTCACGTCGGCATCGCCTGCGGCGACCAGCCCCCTCACTACTTCCCGACCAAGGCGTACGGCGTCCTCCAGAACGAGGAACTCGTCGACCTCGCCGGGGTATTCAGGGAGGCGGCACGCATCGAGCGCGGCGTCGACCTGCCCATCCTGTCGGCGGGCACCCTGCGTGACCGCCGCATGGCGTTCGTATCCGTCGGTGTCCCCGACGACGCAGCCCTCGACGGGCTGCCGGCCCGGTCCCACGCCATGAACCTCGGCACCAGCCACGACGGCACATGCGCATTGGTTGGCTGCCTGGCCTCATACATCGTGGTGTGCGCCAACACGTTCCGGGCGTCGCTGCTCGGCACCGCAGTCCAGGAGGTATCCGTGCGCCACACACAGGGCATCGAAGACCTCACCGAAGCCCGCCACATCCTCCGCGACATGATCGGCGCCGCCTCCCAGACCGACGCCGCCATCGCGCGGCTGCTCGATGTCGAGTACAACGCCGGCGACCTCTGGCACGACCTCGCCGGGCAGGTTTTCCCCAAGGTGTACGTCGAGCCTGACGACGAGCAGGGCTGGACCGCAGCCCACACCAAGCAGGAGAAGCGGCTCGAAGCGATCCAGAGCGTGTACTACAGCGACCTCGTCCCAGGCGACACCCGGCACACAGCATGGGGGGCACTCATGGCAGTACAGGGCTGGGAGCAGCACGAGCGCACCACCCGCACCGCCAAGGGTGCCCAGCCACGCCACCGCGGCGCCCTCGCCCTCCAGCGCACCGTCGCCTCATCGAGCGGCACCGGCTACCCACTGTCCGACGCCCTGATGACGACCGACCTACGCGGCCTCAACGGTGCGGACCTCGCCGGGCTGGTGAAGGCATGACCGACTCCATCCTTCGTGCCTTCGGCATCCCCGACGACGCCATCGTCATACGGGACCGCATCCACGCCGGCACATGCCCCCGGTGCGGACGTATGTTCTCGATGAGGTCACCCATCGAAACCAACGCCCTGTCCCGCTGCACCCGCGGCGACGATGACACCCCACTTTACGTCTGCTCCCCGTGCGGCACCTACGAGGCATTCCAAGAAATGGCCGGCGTGCTCGATCCGCCTTCGGCCTGGGTCAACCCTCCACCCGTCACCGACTAACCAAGGGGAGGTAAGGAACCGGCCCGGCGCCCTGGGGGACGCCGGGCCGGTCCGCGTTCCGGGGCACCATTACCCCTCCCAACCTCGTTCCCGGACCTCTGGTGCCCTCTGCGGTCCCTCGATCTTGGCCGATTCGGTCGATCCCGGCCCCTGGGCTCCCGTACCGGCACCGCTTACGGATAGGTGATACCGTGAACCGGAGCCGGGCGCCCGCCCGGCAGGGAAGGAATCATGGAACTACTCACCCTCGGGATCCAAGCGTGCTTCGTCATCTGGGCCGCCGCCCTCATCTGTCTCGCCATCCGCGAGACACGTCGAGCACTGGCCGCTCGCCGCCGGCGCCGCGCCTACTGGCAGGACCTACTCCGGTCGGCCCGCGAGGCTACGGCCCACCTCCCACCACTACCGGAGCGCCGCCCATGAGTACCACCGCGGTAACACTCCGAACGTGGGGCATAGGGCACGCCCGCACCCTCGACGACTGGACCGCCCTAGCGGGCCGGTTCTTATCGTCGGACCTCAAGTGCTCGCCGGTAGCCGGCACCAGTGCCGACGGGACGCCTAGGGCAAGCGATTCGGTAAGGATGGCAACGTGGCTCCCTAGTGGGCCGCCCTCACAAGGTGGAACGTGTCCGGGAGCCTCGGACTACTGCCACTCGCCGGACGGCACGCTGGTTTGCTATTCCGACCGCCTCGAGCGCTCCCGCCCGTCACTAGGCCGACTGGTCCGGGACCGCCTCGAGGTGTGGAACGCCCTATCCCAGGGCGAAAAGGTCACGCTATGCGCGGCGATCATCGGCGTTGCATACAGGGCCCAGGCGGAACCCTCGCCACTGTCGAGCCACGCCGGCCACCCTGTCGCCGCTCCGATACTCCGGATAGGTGCAGGCGGCGACTTGGACACTTGGGCGACGGCCCAAGCATGGGCCGACGCCCTGCACTGGGCCGCCGACCGGTATCCCACCCTCCGGGCGTGGATCTACTCCCGGTCCTACTGCATCGACGGCCACGCCGGTCCCGGCGATCCGCTAGGCCCAATCGCTTACGGGATAGCCGACGGCCGGCTCCCTAACGTTTCCGCGTACCTTTCGTCGGATCCCTCGATGATCGACCGGACACGTCGAGCACTAGCCGGCCGCTACTCACACCTTCCGGTAGCCATGCTGGCGGACACTCGAGCCCAGGCGCTAGGACTCCTGGCCGACCTCGAGCGCGGTGGGCGCCCCGTTGTATGCCCAACAGAACGGGACACGCATAGGTGGCCCCTAGCCATGCGCCGGCCCGACGAGAACCACGCCCAAGGCGCCTGCGCTCGATGTCGAGCATGCATCACGCCTGCCGGCTCCCATACCATCACGCCCGACATCATCTTTATCCGCCGATAGTCCACGCCCGTCGGAGCGCATCCGGCCCCGGCCCCGGCTCCCACCCTCACGCCCTGGGACCGGGGCCGCTCCGCGCCCGACGACGGAAAACTTCCGCGGCTCCTCGACGCCGGCACCCTCCCCGAACCCGTGCCCCAGGGCGATGGGTTACCGGCCGGCGACGGTCGACCGGCCCCTGCATCGAGGGCCCCCGCGTCGTTACCGCCACGTTCCCGGCCGTAACCGTGCTCGAGCGTTGCCAGGGTGATCGAGCCGGCGCCTGGGGCCGTGCTCGACGACGCCCAGGCGCCACGCTCCGAGCCGATCCAGCCGGCGCCGGAGCCGAAGGGGGGGGACCCCAAGCCCCCACCCCCCTCCTCGTTCACTAAGTATTATTACTCCGTTGCCAGTGCGTGCAGAGATATAACCTGGTAGACGGTGCCTGTACTTGAGAGCGGTGTAGGGATCCCCCCTGTACGCTTCGGTACCTGGTACCGTAGTGGGGGTGGGGGGGTCGCTCAAGGCGACCCCCCCACCCCCACATTACCGTAGTTTTGTCCCACCATTCCATTTGGGACGCTTTAGGTAGGTCTATGGAGGTACTAAGAATGGCACAGAACGGTGGGGGACGAGGATGGTCGACTGATGAGGAGTCGGGTGTGCAGACGATGCCGGATCGGTGGCGTTCACTCTTGGAGTGGGTGTTGGCGGGGCCGGAGCGTACACCGACAACTCAGAAGGCTTGGGCTGTTGAAAACGATATGCACGAGGATTCGATTCGTCGGATCAAGCGGGATGTCCGTTTTGTCCGGGAGTGGGACCGCCGGGCTGCTGAACTGAATGTTCACCCTGAGCGCACTCAGACGGTTATTGACGCTCTGTATGGTGCCGCTGCTGGCGGGGATGTGAAGGCTGCTTCGTTGTACCTTCAGTACGTTGAGAAGTTCACTCCGAAGCGTCGTGTAATCGTTGATGATGACCGTGACGCTACTGGCTTGTCGGATGCCGAGTTGGCTGACGAGTTGGAGTCCCTGGTGGCCGAGTTTCGGGATGTGTCGGTGCCTGATGGGGATTAGTCTTGTTTCTCAGCATGGGCCGAACCCTCAGTCGAGGACGCCTGATCGGTCTGTGTCGTTGCCAGATCCGAGGGAGACTGCCGCTGAGATGATGGGCGGTATCGGCAATGTCAGCAATCTGACGTTGAAGCGGTTGCAGAAGCGCCATACTTCTTTGATTGACCGGTATGAGGGTTTGGCGCCGGATGCGCCTGGTGCACCGTATAACCAGGAGCGGGATGATCTCCTGGATCAGATTGCGGAGGTGGAGGAGCAGATCCGAAAGATGGAGCCGCCTCCGCCGCCGCCTCCGGTTGAGGTTCTCGATTTGACTGATCCGGCTGCTCGTAAGGCGGCGTTGGCGCAATGGGGTGCACCACATTTGGAACCGTTGCCTGATCTTCCTCCTGATGTGCATACGATGGCTTCTGGTGAGCCTGGTCGGATCGGGAGGTCGAACCCGGAGGGGCCTGTCCCTGATTATGTTTCTCCGGAGCCGATGAGTGACGAGGAACGTCAGACTGGTAAGGAATGGATTGAGAAGATCCGTACTGACAATGAGGAAGTTCTGAATCCGGACTCATCGATGATGTCGTCGATATGGAATGCCGTGATGGGTGCTGTACCAGACATTGATCCGAAGACGGCGATAATGGTGGCGTCCGCTGTGGCAGCGGCGATTGCGGTTGGAACCGGGGTGGGTGGGCCTTTGGCCCCTGTGATTCTGGGTGGCGGAGCAGCGTTGGCATCTCAGTGATGCATGTGAGGCGCCGGCGGATGCTGGCCGAACTCCGGGCCGAGCGGTCGTCGGAGCGTGCTAAGGTGCGTCGCGAGGTGTACGCGATGCACATGAAAGGAGGCCCTTGTTGGGTGGGAAAGTGTTGCCAGGAGATGAGAACCAGGATTGGCGTGATGAGGCATTCGGAGAGCGTCCCATGTTAGACCTGTTGGGGAATCCGTTCCATGATGAGACACCTATCGAGGTGGGCGGCTTGGAGAACCCGGAGTCGTGCGACGCTTGCGGATAGTTGATGTTGCAGCGATCCTAGGTATCGCCCTGGGTGTATTCTTGTGTGCTACGATGGTGTTTGCTGTCGGCAGGGTGTTGCAGCAAGTGTTTCGATTCTAGGGAGGCTTTGTGGGTCGTTTGCGTGAAACCATTTTTGATGAGTGGATGGCTGAGGGTATCAAGCAGGGATTTTGTGGCCCTCCTGTGTGCGCTGTCCATGATGGTGCTCCGACTACGGAGGCCGAGGACATGGAGTTGTGGGATGGTGGGGAGCCTTGCTACCATGTGGTCCGCATGTACAACAGTAGTGAGGTCAAAGCCTTGGTGGAAAGAAATCATCCTCCTTCAATGTGGCGTAACGAGTGGACTCCGAAGTTGCGTCTTGTCGACATGCCGGAGTTGAATGGTGCGGCTGAGTGAATGTCGCGCTTATCAGAACTCCGCCAGGAGGCGGAGTGGCGGAAGTGTCGACGAGATGAGTCGTATTTCCTACGCATGTATTGGCATATTGCCCATCCTGCTTACGGTCGAATACTATTTGATCTTCGGCACGCCCAGTCTTTCGCTTTAGACCACTGGTCAACTAACCGTTATTCATTGACGTTGAAAGCCCGTCAGATCGGGTGGACAACTCTGGTGGCGGCACACCAGTTTTGGTTGGCGTTTTTTCACGCAGATCAGAATGTGATCGATTTGTCTCGCACAGAGCGTGAAGCGGTGCTGTTGCTGCGGAAAACGAAGTACGGGTTCTCGCATCTACCTTTGTGGATGGTGGAGCGTGGCCCCAGGTCATTGTTGGAGCATCAGCAACGCATGGCGTTCGACAATGGGTCACAGATCACGTCGATGCCGTCTGCGTCTGATCCGGCGCGTGGCGAGTCCGCCACGCTGATCGTTGTCGACGAGTGGGCGTTCTTGCCGAACCCTGAGGAAGCGTGGGCTTCTATTGAACCGGTGGCTGATGTGGGTGGCCGCATCATCGGGTTGTCTACAGCGAATGGTTCAGGCAACTTTTTCCACAACTTGTGGGTGGGTGCTTCAGCGTCGAACAACAAGTTTGCTTCCATGTTTTTTCCGTGGTCTGCGACAGAGGACCGGGACGAATCGTGGTATGAGGAAAAGCAGCAGTCGATGCTGCCCTGGCAGTTGGCTCAGGAGTATCCGACTACGGCGGAAGAAGCGTTTGTCCGGTCAGGTAACCCTGTGTTCGATTTGGATGTGTTGGATACTCTTGCAGCGGCTTGCCGGCGTGGCGAAGTCGGTTATCTTCATTCTGTGATGCCGAGAGTTGTGGAGTTCAGGGTATGAATCTGGAAGTCTGGTCACCACCGGAAGCAATGCACGGCTATGTGATGGGTGTTGACACGGCGGAAGGTTTGGGGCACGGCGACTATTCGTGCATCCAGGTGCTGGATCTGAACACTGGTGAGCAGGTCGCTATCTGGCATGGGCGTATCGCCCCTGACGAGTTGGCTGCCGAGGTTTTCAACCTTGGGTTGTGGTACCGGGATGCGCTGTGTTGCGTCGAGTCGAACAATCATGGTTTGACGACGATCACGGTGTTGCGTCAGTTGGGTTATCCCCGGCTGTTCCGGAAGCGTACGCTAAATAGTGTCTCGAACCGTATGACGCAGGAATACGGTTGGAAGACGACTCGCACGTCGAAACCGTTGATGATCGACGATTTGGCGACTGCGTTGAAGAATGAGGAGATCGGGTTGCGGGATCGGAACACGTTGGCTGAGTTGCGGACATTTACCCGCAACGAGAGGGGGTCGATGTCGGGTTCCCCGTTTGATGACCGTGTCATGTCGTTGGCGTTGGCGAACCAGATGCGGAAGTTCGCGCATGCCCCGGAGTACGCTGAGAAGGTCGACGATTACTGGACGGTTGACTGGTGGAAGCGTCTGGCGTTGAGGGAGGACGTGTCAGAGGATCCGTTTCAGATCGGTAAGCACACGGTTCGTGGGACACGTCGAGCAGACTATTAGGCATGCTTGTTCCCTCCGAGAGGTAGTTATGGCAAAGAACTTTGTTTCGCACACCAACGGCACTCAGACCATTGATGGTGCTAAGGGACAGAACAACAAGATGGAACGCGGCGATTCTGTCGTGGCGAACCCCATCTGGAAGCCTGGTGTTCCCAACTCGCCCAAGCAGAGGTTGGATGCCCCCAAGTACGCCAACCAGACTGGTGGCTACGGTGAGGTTTCTGTGCGTGAGACACCGTTCAATCAGCACGGGAAGTCCGGCAAGGTCGAGCCATCGAAGCCGCAGCCCAAGTTGCGCGGCCACAACGCCGGGTAATGACGGTCCTCCCCAGGGAGGCTTCCTACCCGGAGTTCTGCGATTATGTGACCGGTCTGAAAGGACCGAAAACTAAAACAGAACTTGTGGATTTGTGGGAGTGGCGCCAAAAGTTGTTGGGTGTCCGTGTGGATACTGGTCGGGGCTTTCGATCCCAGTTGCCACCTGATGAACAGCATCTGAGCCGGGAGCAACGCGGCCAGAAAACGGCGGCAGAAGCGAAAGCGAACGGTCGAAACATCGAACGTCTGCCAGATAAGGTTTATTTCTGATGGCTCAGAAGACCAGGGCTGAACTACACGAGCAGTACACGCAACGGTTGCAGCGCACCCAGAGGTGGCGTGAGGACCAGGGCTTTGATCGGATCTGGTGGCGACTCATCGATCTGTACCGTGGCAAGCATTGGGGTTCGGCAAGTAACCGTTCTGACCTTGTTGCTGTAAACCTGGCTTTTTCGACAATCAATGTGATCGCACCGTCTGTGGCGGTGAACCATCCGAAGATTGTTGTGACAGCGAACGACGAGTCCAATGGTGACCGTGCCGCCTTTGTTGAGGCTGTCGTCAACCATTTGTGGCGTCACCACGATTTCCGTAAGCCGTTCCGTCGTGCTGTCAAAGACTTCTTGATCTTCGGTCACGGCTGGATGAAGGTCGGATGGAAGTTCCTGGAACAGGAAACTTCCTTGGCGGAACCTGAACGGGATCTGCTGATGCAGCAGGCCCGTTTGGAAGTCGACGAGTTCGCCCTGGAGTCTCCTGATCTGTCGGGAGCATTACCAACCGACGATGAGATCAACGCCAATCTGCCTGAAACGGCCATGATGGTCATTGAGGATCAGCCGTTTGTTGAACGGGTTTCCCCATTCGACATCTTCGTTGATCCGGAAGCAACCTGCATGGATGATGCCAGGTGGATCGCTCAGAAGATCATGCGGCCTCTGGAGGACGCTCAGAGGGATAAGCGGTACAAGCCGTCTGTTCGTAAGAACCTGGATGCTGACGCTGGAATAAACTCCCAGTACGCTTCTCAGTACGAGAATCAGCGTGACCGTATCCTCGACGAGGATCGTGTCACTATCTGGGAGTTTTACGACATTGCGGAGAACACGATGTCTGTGTTCTCCGAGAACAGCGACGGTTTCCTTATTGATCCGGTACCGATGCCGTATGCGTATGGTCAACCGTTTGTGATGATCCGCAACTATGACATCCCGGACATGTTCTACCCGATGGGTGACCTGGAATCGATTGAGTCTCTCCAGTTGGAGTTGGATAAGACCCGCACCCAGTTGATGAATGACCGGAAGCGGTACGCCAGAAAGTACCTGTACCATGAGCGGTCGTTTGGGCCGGCAGGGCGTGAAGCCCTGGAATCCGATGACGATGGTCGTCTGGTCCCGGTACTGGATGAGAACAAGTCGTTGTCGGATGTGGTGATTCCAATGCCGCAGACACCGATTTCGCCCGAGATTTACGCTTATAGTGAGATCATCGAGAATGACATCAACACGGTGTCGGGTGTGTCGGAGTACGCCAGGGGCGCTATGCCTGAGATCAGGCGTACAGCGACGGAAGCAAGCATTATTGCTGATGCCCAGAATGCCAGGGCTGCCGACAAGTTGGCGATCATCGAGATTTCGATTTCGGAGATGGGTCGAAGGGCGGCGATTCCCTGTGGGTTCCGTATAGCCGTGACGACATTCTAGGCGAGTACGATTACAGCGTTGAGGCTGGTTCAACACGGCCGATGAATGACACGATCCGTAAGCAGCAGGCCGTGTCGTTGCTGAACGCTGTTGCTCCCCTGGTGGGAACAGTGATTGATCCGACGGCGCTGGCTTTGCATGTGTTGGAGGATGGTTTCGGAATCAAGGATCCGCAAAGGTTTATAATGCAGCAAGGGCCGCCGCCTCCACCGGGTGAAATGCCGGTAGATGAAGCCGCCGCTCTTGACGGCGGCCCTCTGCCGCCGGGGGGGCAACCTGGACCTGAACCTCCCCCAGGGCCAGGTTTGCCTCCCGTCTTCGCTCCTACAGGTGGTGTGCCACCCGAGTTGATGGCTCAACTCGAAGGCCAGATGGGTTTAGAGTTGCCTGCTCTGGGTTGACTTGGGACACAGCCCGCACAGTATTAGGAGCAACCTATGGACTCCTGGGGCTAGTGCCCATATAACACAGAGGGAACGGAACCCATTACGATGGATACTCCAGAATCTTCAACAGAGGTAGCGGCGGAACCTACGAGTTCGACGTACACCATCAAGGTGGACGGTGCGGAGTCTGAGGTCACCCTAGGCGAACTTCAACAGGGGTACCAACGACAGGCGGATTACACCCGTAAGACGCAGGAGTTGGCATCCGAACGTCAGCGTTTGGAGCAGGCCGAGGCAATAGTTTCGGCTTTGGAAGCGGACCCTCAGGGTGCGCTTTCTGCATTGTCGACAGCGTTCGGCATCGAGGACACCCGAGCAGTTCCTTCCACGGATGAGTGGGCGGATGAACCGGATCCTACGGAGCAGCGCATCGCTTCTTTGGAAGCGAGAGTGGCAACCCAGTCGCAGACGGCACGAAAGCAGGCTTTGGAAAAAGAAGTTTCTGTTCTGCACGAAAAGTACGGTGATTTCGATGCGGATGCCCTTTACAGGCATGCGTTGTCAAACCGGATTCCGAACTTGGATGCGGCGTACGCTCATATGAACTTTGGTTCTTTGGCTACTTATGCAGGGAAAATGCATGAGGATCGAGAGATAACCGAAGCGAAGCGCAACACCCCCGTGGAGAATGGCACCTCACGCCAGGCTGGTGTAATCACTAGCACGCCATCAGATAAACCGATGTCGATCCGTGAGGCTTTCGCCCAGGCCAAAAAACTACACGGCACCTAGACCTAAGGAGTAAGAATCATGGCGGGAAACGCAAACTTTGATGAGATTCTCTCCACCACGCTAAAGAACTACATTCCGAAACTGACAGACAACATCTTCAGTGCACGGCCGTTGTTCTACGCTTTGACGAACGGCCAGACCATTCGTCGAATCAGTGGTGGCGCGAATATCGTAGTACCGATCATTTATGGTACGAACTCAACCGCTGGTTCATACAGCGGTACGGATACCATCGACATCACGGCTCAGACAGGCATTTCGGCTGCTGAGTATTCGTGGGGGCAGTACGCCGCCACCGTGACGATCAGCGGTATCGAAGAAGCCAAGAATAACGGCGAAGCACAGATCATTGATCTGCTGGAAGGCAAGATTTTCCAGACGCAGGAATCCGTTATTGAGAGCATGAACACCATGTTTTGGGCTGATGGTACCGGCAACGGAGGCAAGGATTGGAACGGGCTGGCGAACATTATCGGCGGCACGGGCGTGACCCTTGGTGGAATCGATCCGCTTGCCGCAGGCAACTCGTGGTGGAAGTCCACTGAAGTCAATCAGGCTGGTGCGCTCACTATAGCCAGCATGGCTAACATCTATAACACCATTTCGGTTGGTAACGACCAGCCGACCATTGCAATCACCACGCAGGCTTTGTACGAGGCTTACGAGGCACTATTGACCGGTCAGATTCGGTACACTGATACCGATATGGCTGATGGCGGGTTCCAGAACCTGCTGTTCAAGGGTGCACCCGTAACCTTCGATGACGCTGCTGCCTCTGGTCAGTTGCTGTTCCTCAACACCAAGTACCTACAGTTGGTGGCTCATAGCGATGTCTGGTTCAAGCCGACACCGTTCGTGCGCCCAACCAATCAGGACGCTGTGTTCTCACAGTTGCTTTGTTATGGACAGTTGACATGCAGTAACCGTGCCCGTCAGGGCTTCATGTACGGGGCTACCTGATCCTGATGGGACGAGGATTCGCTTACGCTTACAAGGCTGGCTCACGCCCATACGGGCAGCCCGCTGGTGACAAGTTTCGGGATTCGACACCACGGCCTCAAACCGTGGGATTCTCCCGCAACATCCAGCAAGTCAACCCGATAAGCAGCGAACCTGTCGTTCCAGAAGTGGTCAAATGTAGT